TCAGAATTTAACGAAGCGGTCGATCTCAATTACAAAAACCGTAGCACCGCCTACCGTAACTTCAATCGGATATGACATGTATCCCATCGATGCAGCAGATGTCATCGCCGTATTTACAGTTTCCTTTCTTGTTTTCGACTTGCTCTCTATAATAGATAAAACTTTATCCACGCCTTCTTCGTCCACACCAATCAACATCGTGGTGTTTCCGGCTTTCAAAAAACCGCCCGATGAACACATTCGCGTGACACGGAATCCTTGATTATTTAACTCTTCCATAACCCGCGACGCATCATCGTCATGGACAATTGCAATGATCAGTTTCATACTGTTTCCTCCTGTTTTAGTAAAATACGTTTTCGTTCCGTATCAAATTGATAGGAATATTATATATAATTTTTCAAAAATAATCAATCCTGAAAAATCTTACTTTGTGGTAAAAATTCTTCAATATCAGAATATTTTGCTGCTTGCATACTCTCCAGGAGTTGCGCTTTCGTTTTACATCCGATAATAGGAAATACCGGGAACGGCGCATGTAAAATCCATGCAAGTGCTGCCTGGGCGATCGTGATTCCGTATTTCTCGCTAATCAGTAGAAGCCTGTCATAAGTTTTCAAATTCACCCTGTTCGAATAGCGGTCTCCTGCTTTACCCTCCGGCAGAAAATACGTATCGTTCTCTTTCCGAATTTTTGAGAAAAAACCTTTTGCCTGGGAGGAGAAAGCAAATACAGGAAAATTGTGTTTTTGATACCAGGAATATTCTTTTTGATCCATTTCTACCAACGTATCGTCGTCCCGTTTTTCTTTCGTGGTAACTGCAAGGCTACTAAGGTGTATATGCGGTCAACTGCCAACCCCGGCGGTGTTGGCCACGGCTGGGTTAAGCAGTATTTTGTGACTGCCGGAACTCCGGGAGAAACTATATGGCTTAGTGACAAAGTAATTATGCCTGACGGCAGTACCAAAAATTATTGGAGCAGTAAAGTCTTTATTACCGCAAGCGTGTTTGATAACAACGCCTTAATGAACAACGACCCCGATTATGTAAAGCGACTTGCACAGCTGCCCGAGGCGGAGCGTAATGCCTTGCTCTACGGCTCGTGGGATAGTTTTGAGGGACAGGTGTTTACTGAGTGGATTGACAACCGAGAGCATTATAAGGACAGACGGTGGACACATGTTATTGAGCCGTTCAAAATTCCGCAAAGCTGGCGAATTATCCGCTCATACGACTGGGGCTATACAAGACCGTTTTCCGTCGGCTGGACTGCCGTTGACCAAGACGGCAGATTTTACCGAATCAGAGAATTATACGGCTGCAAGAAGAATCAGCCGAACACAGGTGTACGCTGGCCAATCGAAAAAGTGGCACAAGAAATCCTTGCAATTGAAAACAATGACCCTCAAATTAAGGGCAGACAGATATACGGTGTGGCGGATCCGGCTATATTCGCAGAACAGGGCAGCGGCAAAAGTCAAGCCGCAACGCATGCACAGTTGGGTGTGTTCTGGAACAAGGGCGACAACGCAAGACTTGCCGGAAAAATGCAGTTTCATTCACGGCTTGCGTTTGATGAAGAAGGTTATCCGATGTTTCAGTGTTTTAATACCTGCACAAATTTCATCAGAACAATTCCGAACCTTGTGTACTCGCAGATTGACACCGAAGATATTGACACCGAGGGCGAAGATCATATTTACGATGAAAGCCGTTACGGAATGATGACCTCAATTATTACCCCGAAAGAAGTTGTGCTGAGAAATGCAAGGGCATTTGACCCGCTGAATTTAAGTCAGACACGATATTACAGATAGGAGATTACCAAAATGAGCAAAGTTAAACGAGATGAAAACGGAATGATTATGCCGGTTAAAACTACATATCCAGCTCTGACCTCGGAGAAATCAAAGCTGAGCAATGTTTACGGTACAGGTGATAAGACGACTGATGAAGAGCCGAAATCAACCGAACAGGCAGAAAAAGAGAACGAGAGCAGCGGCAAGCCGATTGGACTTGACGAAATTCACGAGGCTATGCAGACCTTCCGCAAATATCAGGACAGCAAAAAGCCGTATGACGAAAGGTTTAAGCAGGCATTTAAAGAATATAATCTGCTATATACAGAGGCGACTGCACCGCAGATTAAAACGGACGATAAAGGCAGACCGCGAAAGGTGCTTATACCGAAACGCAAAGGCGCTCAGGCCCTTAATGTAATCATGAACAAGCACGCTGACGCTATGGATAACTACCCCGAAATCATTTGTCTGCCGAGAGCACAGGATGATGAGCAGGCCGCAAAAACACTCAACAGCGTTATCCCTTGCATACATAAACGCAACGGATTTATAAGAACCTACTCAGATGAGCAGCTTGATAAGTTCGTAGGTGGTTGCGGTTGTTATGCCGTATTGTGGGATAAGACGGCAGAAAACGGACTGGGTGACATTGCTATCAGCCGTGTTGATATTCTCAATCTCTTTTGGGAGCCGCACATTGAAAACATACAGGACAGTGCCAATGTATTCTTTGCTCGCTATTATGACGAGGACGGAATCAGAAAGGTATATCCTGAACTTGAAAGCGTTTCGACTGCCTCTCTCGGACTGGTTGAGCATGAAACATATGACAACAGTAATAAGTCAAGCGATAAAGTCATCTTGATTGACTGGTACTACAAGAAAAACGGCGAACTGCACCTCTGTAAATTCGTCGGTGAACACATTCTCTACTCTTCGGAAAATGAGGGTAAGCCTATTTATGACCACGGCAAATATCCGTTTGTACTTGAACCGATGTTTCGACTGCGAGATACTCCCGTTGGCTTCGGCTTTATGGATGTTGTGAGAGCACCACAGAATCAGCTTGACGAACTCAAACACGATATGCTTGTCAACATAAAAGTCAATTCACAGCCGAGAATTTACTCAAATACAGCTGTCGGAGTGAACAATGACGATATGACCGACCTTGACAAGACGGTTATTGAGGTCAACGGACAGTTACAGGGGAACATTGCACCGGTCGAGTCAAAGGAGCTTGCCACGGGTGCGTGGAGCTTGTACGACAGATTGTCGAACGAAATCAAAGAAACCTCTGCTACTAATGACGCAAGCAACGGAGCGAGTGCGGCAGGTGTTACGAGCGGTTCGGCAATTGCGGCATTGCAGGAAGCAGGCGGAAAGGTAAGCAGAGACTCCAACAAGCTGGCACAGGAAGCAATGACGGAGCTTGCACAGCTTGAAATTGAACTGATGAGGCAGTTCTATAATCTGCCGAGAATTTTCAGAATCACGGGTGAAAACAATCAGACTACATATGAGGAGTTTGACAATACAGACCTTCGAAAACAGCCGTTGACCTATACAGACACAGACGGACAGACGGTAAACTATACAGATGAGGACGGCAACATACTTGAACGACTGCCGATTTTCGACATTGATGTAAAGGCGCAAAAGGCAAGCCCGTTTGCGACTGCCGCACAGAACGAAATGATGATGAATCTGTTTCAGATGGGAGCGTTCAATCCGCAGGCAGCTGATGCTACACTCGTCATGCTTGACGGCATGACATTTGAGGGCAAAGAAAAACTAATTGAGAAAATCAAGCAGAATCAGACCTTGGCACAGGCGGTGCAGGAACTTTCAAACAAAGTGCAGATGCTTGAGGCAATGAACGCAAGCAGAACAGCGGCAGATGTGCAGAATGCTATGCCGAGCGAAAACGCACAGACCGCACAGCAGACACCGCCACAGACAGAAAGCGAGGCAACAAAAAGCGAGGTAACAATGTGATTGAAGTAACATTGATTGACATCGAAGGATGTATTTATTTTGAGAGTAAGGGACACGGCTCACATGATGTGTGTGTTGCCGTGAGTGCGTTATGTTCTACATTTTTGCAGTATGTGCGTGAAATGCAGGACGAATGTGATATTGACATACTCAAAGAAACCTATGAAAACGGTCACACGGAATCGGAATTTTTTATTTACGATGCAGATGAAATCCGTCACGGCATAAAAGCAATATGGACAGGGCTTGAACTCTACGCCAAGAATTATCCCGATGAAATAGAGCTTAACTATGAAGACGGCAACCCGAAATAAAGTTTAAAATCAACAAGAGTTTTAACTTTTTTTGAAAAATTACTATTGATATAATTAAAATATAAGGTCGCAGTAGTGGACTGCATTAAGGCCTGACACCTCGGAAAGACGAGAGAGACACCGCGGATAGACGCGAGACGGAGGTTCTTATGAACGACAAATTTATAGATCTTATCGTAAATCTGCATGACGGCGACTCAGCAGGCGCAGCTGACGGCGGAGACGGAAACGATGAGAGCGGTGTTGCCACAATCACCGAAAACAACATAAGCCGCGAAACGAGAGAGAGAGCTGAGAGAATCGGCATAGGTGACGACCTTATCGACGATTATAACAAGGCTTTCGGCAACGGCAATCAGAATCAGAACAATAACGCAGAAGGCGAAAACAACAGCACAGACACAGACGACGAAGAAAACTTAGAAGAAGAGTTTGAAAAGCTGATTAAAGGTAAATTCAAAAATGTGTATCAGAACAGAGCACAGTCTTTGTTTAAGGACAGAATGTCAACCAAAAACAAGCAGATTTCAGATATGCAGAAAAGAGAAAGCACCGGCAATCAGATTTTTGCCCTTATCGCAAACAAGTACAATGTACAGCCCGATGACCTTGACGGTCTCCTCAAAGCCGTAACAGAGGATAAGGATTTGTTTGCGGAAAAGGCTCTTGCCGCCGGAGTGACAACAGAAGAGGCACGCAATAACTTTTTCAATCAGCAGAAAACAAATGCACAGGAAGAAGAGCTTGAAATCCTCCGCAGAGAAAAAGCCGCAAGAGAACTTGACACACATTTGCGAACAATTGCAGCGGAAACGATGAAAGAATTTCCGAGTTTCAATCTTGAAGATGAGTTTCAGAATCCCGCATTTCGCACAGCTCTTGACTTTATTGCTCAACAGAGGAATGAGCAGAACGAAAAGACAGGTCGTAATGATGAAATTTATGATTTGACGACTGCCTACAAAATGGCGCATTTTGATGAATTGCAGAAAGACCTTGTAAAGCGTTCAAGCTCTGCCGCAATCAGTGCGGCGGCACAGTCAATTCAGAGTGGTGCAAGACGACCGACTGAAAATGCGGTCAAGAAAAGCGGAACAACCTCTCAGAGAAAGAGCGTGGCTGATATGTCTGACGCTGAATTTGATGCCTTTTACGAAAAAGTAAGACGAGGCGAGGCACACCTCTAATGCCTTGCCGAAAGGAAGGTACATATGAAAAGCAAGATTATTAAGCTTATTATCAATATCCATGGTAATACGGTTGACGCAGGCGGTGTAAACAAGTCAAACGGCTATGTTTACAATGCTTACGGCAACACAACATCAACCTCGGGAAATGACTGGACTCCCGAAAAGGCTACATTCTTTCACAAAGTATTCCTCAAAAACCTGACAGCAAAATGCGTTCACGGTCAGTTCGGCGAGCATGACACAATTCCGAAGCAGTCGGGCAATATCTACAACAAGAGAGGTATTTCACCATACCCGACAGTAACAACACCGTTGCAGGAAGGCATTACTCCTGTCGGCAATAAGATGAGTTTTTACTATGTCGAGATTGCCGTCAATCAGTACGGCGCATATACACCGATTACCGACTGGGCAAGTTTTTGCAGTCGTGATGATGTGATGACCAAGGACAGTGAGGAGCTTGCTTCACAGGCAGGCCGTTCAATCGAAGAGATTGACCGTGAGGCTCTTAATGCCGGTACAAGCGTTATCTATGCACCGGCTGTAGGCACTGACGGTACGGTTACAGAGGTTGCAAGCCGTGCGGCAATTACAACGAACAGCAAGTTCAGAGTTGATACTGTTTTCAGAGCAACAAATTACCTTGATTGTCAGAACGCAGAACCTATCGGCGAAAGCTATGTCGCTGTTATACATCCGAATGTTAAGTATGACATTATCAGCAACAAGGATTTTATCAGCGTAGTTAAGTATGCACACGCTGACAAAATTTTTAAAGGCGAAATCGGTACAATCGGCAATGTTAAGTTTGTACAGTCGAACTTTGCAAAGGTGTTTAAGGGCGCAGGCGCAAACAAGATTGATGTTTATTCAACTCTTGTATTTGGTAAGGACGCATATGTTACTGTTGAGATTGAGGGCGAAGGCACTCAGACAATCGTTAAGGGCTTTGGTTCGGGCGGAACATCTGATCCTCTTAACCAGAGAGCTACACAGGGTTGGAAAACAACTCACGGTGTCGGCATTATCGGTCAGACAAGAATGGTTCGTATCGAATCAGCTTCATCACTCAACACCGTAGCACAGACAGCTTCTCCGGCTGTAGCATAATCGGGAGGTATATAACCTATGGCAACAACAAAGAAAGCCGCAGAGACGGCAGAAAATACAGAAGTATCGGCAGCGGAAACTACTGCCGATACTGCAACAACTGTAACAATTGAAAAATCTCAGCTTGATAAGCTCCTTGGAATGTATGACGAGTTGCAGACACTCAAAAAGAGTATGCCGACAGACAGCAAGGCAGAGAAAATCAAGCAGGACAAGGAACTTGCAAAGCTGATTGAAAAGGCAAACAAGGCAAGTGAAGAACTTGTTGAGTACATTGCTCCGACCGGTTCAATGAAATCGAACAAGAATATTGAGGTCAATATCAACGGCGTGCAGTACACCGTGCCGAGAGGTGTCAAGACAAACATTCCCCGCAAGGTTGCGGAGATTATTGACAACTCGATCAAGCAGGCTGAATTTGCACAGGGCGTGCAGGACAAGGCTGCCGAGATTGCCCAGCAGGCAATTGCCGAGGGCAGAATTTAATTTAACAGCAAGGGATAAATTGTTCTCCTTACAAAGAATTCGCAGAAGGGCGGGGGCGGTAGCTTCCGCCTTTTTGCGTACAAGGAATATTTGAGAGGTGATTATATGACACTTGACAAGGTAATTGTAAGAGTGAGGAATCTTAAAAGCGGATATGATGTGTCCGATGAGGACATTATAAGCTACATTAACGAGGCAGAAATGGAAATTATCAGCAATGTAATAAGTAATCGTGAAGGCGATAACGAGATTGTAGGCACATACGGTAACTATCAGCTTGATACAGACAGAGGGTTTGAACTGCTTGTGCCGGCTCCGTATGACCGTATATACGAGGCCTATTGTGCGGCACAGATTGACAGGGACTACGAAGAGGCTGAAAGATATTCCGTTGATATGAGCGTATATAATCAGCTGAGGCAGGATTTTGGAGTGTGGTGGTTCAGAACGCACCCACAAAAGAAAAGATATAACTTTCACATTGGATAGGCGGTGACAATATGCTACCCGAATTAAACATACCGAGGAGAGATACAACGAGTATCAGTGTGTTCAGAGGACTTAACCGAAGTCCGAACACAGGCTTTTCAAGGACTTCAAGCTCATCAAGCAGTATTTACTCAGAGTTCAAAGACCTTAAAAATATGACCTCTGATAAATATCCGCAGCTTGCGCCGAGAACAAACCGCTCACGAATTACTTCGGATGACAAAATCAAAATTATTTCAAATCTGCTGTCGGCTAACTCAGGGCTTATTTATATTGACTCTGACAAAAATTTGCATATCGGGGCAGAGGTTACAAAGATTGATGAGATTGATGCGGTCAAACAGCATCATATTGTGTTGTTCGGCAATAAGGTTGTAGTATTCCCCGAAAAATTTTCGGTTAATATGAGTGACAAAAAGGTGACTGCAATTGACTGTCAAAATAAAAATTTGAATACGAATATCGGCTCAAGCAGCAACTTCCCAATTGATAGACAAAACTATGATTATGCCTATTTGAATTGCTCAATTACAAGAAGTCATTATGATGCATCGACAAACAAAAATTACAGACCAAAATTAACGCTATATACTAACCTTGATTTGACAGACGAAAAATATCAGCTTGCCGATAATCGCGATATGGTGAATATATTCGGGTTAGACAGTATCAAAATTGGCACGGTAGTTGAAAGTTATAACAGCTTTTATTCCGTTATCGGAATTGAAAAGAAGGGCAGTACCTATAAAAATAATAGGCTTGTGAGATTTAAAAAGTTATCCCAAAAGTTTAATTATACGACAATAAGAGCCAACCTTATAGGCATTGGTATACGGGCGGGAGATTTTGTTAAAATCAGCGGATTGACAAATACGATAGCAAGCGGTGCCTCGGATTATGTTGACGGCAGTTATATTGACAATCTTAATAACAGATCATACAAGGTCTATTATGCTTCAAAAAATGAGCTTGTCATCAAGTGTGAATTGGAATCAAGCGTGCCGTACACAGGTACAGTCACAGTGGAAAGAATCTCTCCCGATTTTGATGAAGGAAAAATCGTGGAAATGCAAAACCGCTTGTGGTGTTGCTCCTCCGACAAAAACGAAATATATTGTTGCAAGCAGGGTGATGAACGCAACTGGCAGGCATACGGTGACGGCATAAGTACAGACAGCTGGGCTATGACCTGCGGAAAAGAAGGAAAGTTTACAGGGATTGCAACACGGGGCGACAGTATTATATTTTTCAAGGAAAACTACGCTCTGAAAATTTATGGAACAAAGCCGAGTAATTTTACCCTTGCAGAATACAATGTGCCGGGAGTCGAAATTGGAAGCGAAAAGAGCCTTGTGAATATTAACTCAACCTTGTTTTATCTTGGCCATAACGGTGTATATGCCTATCAGAGCGGTAGCTTGCCGGCACTCATCAGCGAAGAATCTTTGTGGGGGCATACTTATAAGAACGCAGTCGGCGGTCGCCATGGAAATAAGTATTATATCTCAGCCGAAAGAGATGACGGAGAACAGGAACTTCTTGTGTACGATACTGATAAAGGCTTGTGGCACAAGGAAGATGACACAAAGATGATTGACTGCACAACATACAACGGTGTGCTTTATTGGCTTGATTATACCAAAGAAAACATTATGTGTCCTGATAAAGCGGACAATCTTCTTGTTGACAATACAAAATATGAATATCAACAGGAAGATTGCTTTGAGTGGTCCGCAGAAACAGGCGACCTTTACGACAGCGAATTTAATGTTAAGAATATCGGAAAAATCCGAATCGGCATTAAAGCCGAAAAGGGAGCAAAGGTCAGCTTGTTTGTACAATACAAGGACAACGGCGAATGGCGAAAAGTCAGCGAAATGCTGTACAGCGAGAAAAAGCCGAGAGTATTTGCCGTAGCTTTACGCAGAGCTGAATATTTACGGCTTAAACTTGTAGGTACAGGACAGGTTGAAATTTACGGAATTGACATACAACACAGCAGAGGAAGTGATAAGCGTGGCGACTTTTAAACTTGATCCGCCCCCTTCAACAAATGACATAGGGGAAATGCGGAATTATCTGAACGACATGTATGAACAGCTGGCTTTTGTACTCAGCAATATTGACAGCGACAACATAACAGATGACTTTCTCTCTGCACTCGGACAGTCACAAAAAGGAAGTGAAAAATAATGGCTTATACATACAAGGTTTACGGCACGGGCGATGTTGACAATGCGGTTAATAACTACAACCGTGTTGCCTCATCAGCTCCGACATATGCTGACAGCTACGACACAAGACAGGCTCGTCAGCAGGCTGACAACTACGCTAATTCCTACACAGATAAAATCAATAAGGGATATACGAGCAGGTACAAGGGTGCAATTGATGAGCTTGCAAATCAGTATCAAAAGAACAAGTTCGACTGGACTCCCGAAAATTCTTCTGAATATCAGCAGGCAAAAGAAAAATATACCCGTGAGGGCAAGGTTGCACAGGAGAATGTGCAGGGCAGTTATGCGGCCAATACAGGCGGTTACAGCAATACCTATTCACAGGCTGCAGGACAAAAGGCATTCGGCGAGTATATGGACGAGCTTGCAAACAAGATACCGACTCTGAAAAATGAAGCTTACAAGAGTTATCAGCAACAGCAGGAAGATACACTGAACAGAATCGGTGTATTGCAGAACCTTGATAACACACAGTATCAGAGATACAGGGACAGCGTAACGGATGATTACGACTTTATGACCTATTACGAAAACAAGTACGGCACAAGCAAAGGCCTTGATATGAGCAATTTTCAAAATGAACTTGCTCATTGGCAGGCACAAATGTCAGCGGCACAGAGTAATCTCTCCGACATCAGAAATCTTGCCGAGGCACAGTACGAACACAACACATTGAGTGCCGACACAAGGTCAAGCATTGACAGCCAGCGCAGACAGTCGGACGCTTATTATAACTACCTTAACAGTCAGGTAAAAATAAAGTGAGGTGAGAACTTTGAGCGTAAACAGTGAAGAAAAAATTTACAATGACCTGATGAATGAAGTGCCGAGTCAGACGGTGAGCGGTGACACTAAGCATAGTGCTGCCGCTCTTGCGGGTGCCGAATCAACAGCGACAGGACAGGCTGACGATTATAAAAGCACTTACAGCGGTAAGTTAGATGATGCCATAAGTAACTATCTGACCGGCAGGGGCTTTGAGTATGACCCAATGCAGGATAAAGCATATCAGCAGTACCGAAAGGAATTTGCACAGAATGCCGCTATGGCACGGAATACAAGCCGTAATACCGCTAATCAGCTTGCAGGCGGTTACAATCCTACCTATGCCGATACAGTCGCAGACGAGGTTTACAATGACCGTATGGGGAATATCAGTGATGCGGAAAGTACATTTAAGGGGCTTGCACAACAGGACTATCAGGCAAAGCAGGAGAAAAACGCTAATGTGCTTAATCTCTATAACACGCTTGAGGGTACGGATTACAGCCGTAATCGTGACAAAGCAGGAGATTATAAAAACTATCTTAATCTTCTTGCAAGCAGGTACTCAACCGACAGACAGGCAGACACAAACCTTAACAGTGCCAACAATGATATTTACTCCGCCAAACTTAACGGAGCGCTTAACAATCTTTCGGGAGCAAGAGCAGCAGACAGTCAGCGTTATTTGTATGACACGGTAAGTGCAAATCAGCTTGCACAGAACGCACAGGCTGAAAGAGAAAACGCTCAGAAGATTGAATACGAAAAGAACAAAGCGGCATATGAGGCATATGTTAAGGCAGTTGAGGCACAGAAAAAAGCGGCTGAGGCTGAAAAAGAAGCACAGGAGAAAGCACAGGAGAAAGCGGCTAAGGCACAGGAAAAAGCACAGGAGAAAGAGGATAACCGCAGATACAGAGCGGCATATGATAAGTTTGTGGACGCCTATGACCTTAAAAACGCTAAGTATAATTACAAAGTCGGTCAGCTTGCACAGGGCTATTATAACGGCTACATCACTCTTGACGAAATGGATTATATTGCCGATAAGCTCAATGTCAGCACGGCTGACCTGACAAGCACGCTTGACAGGATGAGCAAAAACGGCGGAACGCTTAATGATGACCACTACGGCGGTCCGAACTCAATGAGTATCGGTAAAAACACTGATTATTTTCAAACGTCAACTTCAAGAGTTACTACGGACGAAAACGGAAAAACAAAATATTTATCGGAAAAAGAGTGGAACGAACTACCGATAAATAAGAAGAAAAAGTGAGGACTGTATATATGGCACAGCAAAGAAAAAGAACCGCAGGCGACGATTTAAGAGATTTTAAAGCAGGCAAAATCAGCGGAAACTTTTATCACAACGGTATTGACCGTTCGGATAATTATATTCAGCACACATCAGCACCGAGGTATATAACCGATGAAAACGGAAAAACGCAGGTGGCTTCATATAACGAATGGATTCAGCAGGAAGTATTTCAGCATCAACACGATTTACCAAACGACACAAGTTCGACATCATCAAATAATAAAACAGCGACAAATGATATTTCTGTAAAAAGCAGCAACAATACTTCTTCAAGTACAGGCTCGGATACAAAATCCTTTTTAAACGGAAATTTGAATAAGGCAAACAGCTCTGCAGAGGATTTTAGGGAAGCAATTAAAAACCCGAACAAGCCTTTGGATGATAGAGTTAAAGGACTTACACACATGTATAATGCGGCGGTTGCGACAGGTGACACCAAAACAGCCGAGAAAATGCAGAAAGAATATGACGAACTTGCCGACAGGGTTAATAAGCAAACGGAAATAAACCGACAGAACGCTGAAACTGCGGCAGCTGAAAACGCAAAACTTGCAGAACAGGCAGAGAAAGAACAGAAGTTTTCAGATAAATACAAAAATTCTACGCTTGAACAGAGGAAAAATGCACGCATACACGCAACAACAGAAGAACTTGACTGGCTGAACAAGCATATGTATGACAACTCATCAAGCAAGGAGTTGGAAGATTATAATAATCAGCTTAATAAAGAAGCTAACAGCTTGTGGAATCAGAGAGATGAAGAACAGGCATATAACCGGCTTAAAGCAATTGAAGATGAACAGGGAAAATTAAAAACTGCAATCGACAACGCAAAACTCTCTGAACAGAAGAAAAAAGAGTATGACGATATTGTTAATAACGACATCAAGGCAAAAACTGTTTTGCAGAAATATTATGCTTTGCAGGAGTATTTAAAAACAGATACCTCAGACGCTGACGAAGCTGATAATACTGATAACAGTTACATCAAGAAACTGTCTGAGAGCGAAAGGAATAAAATCAAAGCAGATTTCTTAAAACTTAAAGATAAAGGCTATAATACCGAATCTTTGTATAAATGGTATGAAAGAGAACAGGAAGAACAAAAGGCAGAGGATAACCTTGACCGTATAAAAATGTACGCTAAAAAACATCCCGTTATTGCTTCTGCAAACAGCATAGGTCAGAAATTTGTCGGAGGTGTACCCGATGCAATACAATACATTTCGGCTAACCTTGATAAAAAATATAACGGCGGTGACGGTTATATAAATCCTGACACTACCGAGACAGCAAAAAGTGAAGCAATAAGGCAATCAGTTTCCGAAAAAATTGACAATGATTTTGGTTCTTTGCTCTATACCGCAGGTATGGGAATTGCTGATTCAACTATCAATATGGTTATGAATAAGTTTATTCCCGGTGGTTCGGCAATGGGTTTAACTTTGCTTGGTACTTCTGCGGGTGTAAGCGGTGTGAATGAAGTTATTGAAAACGGCGGTACGATTGACAACGCAGTTAAAACAGGTATTGCGGCAGGCATTGCCGAAGCTTTGTTTGAGAAAATATCACTTGAACAGCTCTCAGCGTTTAGAGCCAGCGGAAAAAGCACATTTCGTGCGGCTGTCGGGAATGTGCTTAAAGGTGCATTTACTGAAGGCTCGGAAGAGGCTTTTACCGACCTTGCAAACAGATTGACGGATGACGCAATTAACAAGGACCTATCTTCATACAATCTTTCTAAGAAGAATTATATGGAACAGGGAATGAGTGAGGCTGAGGCGGAGAATGCCGCAAGCTGGGATTTTTGGAAGAGTGTCGGACTTGATTTTGCCGGTGGTGCAGTATCGGGTGGTGTGCTTAACCTTGCTACCGCAGGTGTCAATCTTGCAGGTGCCAAAATTGATATGGCGCAAAATAAAGAGAGCAACATACAGACCGGTAAAGCGGTTATGGCTGATGAAAACTTTGACCTTGATTTGCTCATTAGGCAAGGACTGGCAACCGAGAAAAACGATAAGGCATACAACTATGCTAAACATATGCAAAAACTTGTTGAAACCAAGGGCGAGGAAAAAATCAGTGCCGGAGATGTCGGCAACCTTATGTATCTTATCAACAGAGAGGTTGCCCAAAATCCCGAACTTGTAAACAAAATTGCTCAGGTTAAAAAGCAGAATACACAAGAGCAAGGCAATAAGACTGTTAATGTTCAGAACGAACAGAACCCTACACAGCAGAACACAGTTCAGAATGTGCAGAACACGGCTCAGAACGGACAGCAGAACGCAGAACAGGCACAGGCAACTGTAATCAATGCAACAAAAAAAGCCGATACAGAGGCTATCGGCAAAATGTACGGTGCATATGCTTTTGGTAAGAAGCACCCGAATGGTATTATTGCAACGGATACTTCAACGGGCAAGGTTGTCAAGGTGGCACTTAAGAGCCTTGAAAGCTCGGCTAAAATCAATCGCAATGACGAAGAAAATACACTTGTGTTCAACACAAATGACGGCAAGCAGGTTAATGCGGACAGCATAACATTTTCTGACAGTCAGCTTGATGCCGTTGTTCACAGCGCAAACGAGTTTGATACATACGGTGCGAGGAATTATATTTCAAACTTTGAGGAGTGGAGAGAAAGTCCGCAGGCTCAGAAAATGAGCGATGACGAAATGCTCTATAAATATAACAGAGCATATTCAGCCGCATACAGCTTTGGTCGAGAGGGAGTTAAACTTGATTCTTTAAAAGAAACCTCTGAATATACAATCCTTAAAAATATTCTCGGTGAACAGATTGTAAGTCAGGCTTTAAGCACCGGCAGAAGAGATGTTGACATTAACACTCAACACCATGCCAACAGACTGACCGAGTTAATCAACCGTAACGGCATAGCAGACACAAGCGGTGTGAGCGTGTATGCAGACAGCGGAACAGAAGTTTCGCACATTCCGCAGGAGCTTATAGGCGCTCTCGGCAACCTTGCGACAAAGACGGGCAGAAACATTATTATCTCAGACCGCCTTGCTGACGGAGTGAACGGTGTTGCAAGAGACGGCAATATTATCCTTAGCTCAGAAATTTCATCACAGAAAATCCTTGCCACAGCTTTACATGAAGCCGGACATATGATTAAGAAAACTAACCCGACCGAATGGCGAACATTAAGTGACTTTGTTTCAGACTACCTTGTACGCAAGGGTGTTGACCTTAACAAGATGATAGACCGTACAATTGAGAGATACGACAACCGACTGCAGGCCGATGAATACGAAAGCACAAGAGATGCCGCACTTGAAGAAATTGTATGCGACACACTTATGAGCATTGCATCAGATGAAAAGGCTCTCAATATTGCCCTCAGCACAAAGCAGAATAAATCAAAAATTGCAGCGGCAATTAAGTCATTGATTAACAAGGTTAAAGATTGGCTCATAGGTAAAAGCACAAACTACGGAGCAAAAGCCTTTGCAAAAGACCTTGAAGCTCTTGAAAACCTCGCCCAAAGATTTTCCGAGGCGGCTGATACTGCAAGAGAAAATATTACCGAGCAAACAGAGGTTCAGAACGGTGAGAAGATTGATGTTGAGAAATATTCAATGGGAAGTACCGACAACATAGTACAAGCGGAATTTGAAAAGAAGGTTGATGAGATTGAAAAAAACACCTACAACAGTAATAATGTCGTAATTATGGGTGTTACACCTAATATTTTGCAAAAAATCGGATTATCACCATTACCTCTTGCTATGACTAAAAAGCATATTTATTCTGTTGCAGTATCAGATACAAGAGCAAAAAGTGAGGGAAGATATCATAAAAACACCAATTATCACGATTTAGGTTTTGATACCGTAAAAGATATTTACAATAAAATCTCAAATCCGCTTATGATTATAGCACATCCCGATTTTGGGAATAGTATAAATAGAACAAATAGGGACAGTGCGCACAAAATTATTGTATTAGTTGATTTATCGGTAAACGGAGAACAGGTAATTGCGCCGATTTCTATTGATTTTGAGGGCAAGTATAACAATACAATTATTGATGTAAATCTTGTATCAACTTATTTTAACAAAAACAACATCAATGATTTAATCAAAGAAGCTGTTGCTTTAGAAACAACAGGAAAAATAGGATTTTATTATTTAGACAAAAAAAGAACTCAAAGTATATTTAAGCGGTCAGGGTACCAATTACCCAGGACGCTTAACAACTTGAGTTCTAACACCATTATACGCACTATTGATGATAATGTCAACAGAAAAATCAACAAAATCACGCAAAGCAAACAATTTATCAGATGGTTCGGTGATTGGCAGAATAGCCCTGCAAAAGCAAGTAAAGTGGTAGACAACAACGGTGAACCGCTTGTTTTGTACCACCAAACAGAAAAAGAGTTTACAACCTTTGATACAAAACAAAAAGGCTCGGGAGAATTTGACAGCGAAATGCCGACGGGTATATTTATGAAACCGACAAACAACGATATCGGAGTTGGCGGAAATATTCAAATACCGTTGTATGCTTCTATTAAAAATCCCCTCATTGTCAACAACAGAAGCGAACTTGTTAAATTTTACGATAAGAATGTACAGGGATATACGAAAGCTAAAAGTGCGATAGATAGCGTTAATGAGGAATACAAGGCTAAATTCAACGAGGAGATGAAAAGAGAAAACGAGGAATATCAAAAGCTGTGGAATGCGAAAAAGAACGGTGAAATATCAGAAGAAGAGTACCAAAAATCCATATCAAGAGATGCACTTGATGAAATTATGGAAGAATGGGAAAATAAGGTTAATGAAGCAAGCCGTAACGCTAAAGCCTTGATAGATGATTATTTCAAAAACAGCAATTATGACGGTGTTATCGTTAATAATGATGTTGGCAGTTTTGGAAGAAGCACAAAAACATTCATAGCATTTGAAAATACTCAGGTTAAATCTGCAACAGACAATATCGGAACATTTGACGGCAACAACCCTGATATTCGTTACAGTCTTGATGAAGATTATGATTCTACAGATGAAAAAGCCGGTGCAATACACGATATGCTGAATTTTTCGATTGACGATGAATACGATGACTTATTTGATTTTAACGGCAATGACGAACAGCACATTGATTTTGACAAGGCAATTGACAAAAACAACCCTGAATTGACGATTGAGCAGATATACCATCATTCGGCACGCAATGTTAAAGAGGGTTTGCTTGCCGGTAAGGGCATTAAGCCTGAGCAGAAGAAAATCTATAATATGGTCAAGTCTGTAATGAGAAGCTACCACATAAATCCTAATGCCGAAATGGATTCGCTTGTTACCGAGTATGTGGATGCCTTGAATACATTCATTGATTCCGTACAGAATGATAAGTCAAGTTTTACAGATGCTTTTGAAAGCTTCGTATTGAAGTGTCGTGATACCCTTAGATACTCGACACAGCTTGACGAACAACATGAAGCGTGGGCAAAAGAAATTCGTGATGAATTAAAGGGCACAACTCTGCTTATCCCCGACAACGCAATCGACACAATCAAGGAAAACTATGGCACTGTAGGAAAGTACCGTAAAGCCTTATTCGGCAAAATCAATGTTAAACTTGAGCACAATGCAAGGGGAATAACCGGCAAGGCAAGTGGCTCATACATTGAGGACATTGGCTCTCACCTTGAAGAGTTAGGTGGCAGGTCACTAATGATAGAAGACGGCTTTGACTGGGACAGCGACAGCGGTTATCGAATGCTTGACCGTATTATGAATTATGTGCTTGCACCGCAGTATGTATCAACCTATGAGGGAACAATACAAAGCGAAAGCACGATTGACGCAGCGGCAATCCAAATGGCATTTGATACAACTGCCGAATATCTTAAACAGCAAGGTAAAGCGGCAGTAATGCAGAATAATATTGACAAGCGAAAACTTAGAGATATTAACAAGGCATTGAGACAGGCTGAAAAAGCAAAAACTGCACTGAATAAAAAAACTATCGAAAATTATAAAACTGACATTGCCGAGCAGAAAGCAAAATACAACAAACAGCGTGAAAAATACCGTCAGGCATATAACGCTCTGAAAGATAAAAAATCAGAGCAAGCCACAAGGTATCGTGATAAAATTCACGAGCTTGAAGAGCTTAGTAAAAATCAAAAAGCCATTATTGAGACCGATAAAGAAACCCTTAGGGCTCAATATGCCGAAAAGAAAGAGCAAACAAAATATAGGCAAATGCTCGGAAAAAAGTTTGACAAATTGGTTAAAAAGTTTGATGCTAAGGCCAAAAATACCGAGAATATCCCCGAATCACTCAAAAGACCTATACTTAATGTATTGATAGGCTTTAAAGAATCTGCAGACCCCGGACAATATAAGAATGGTGGTAAAAAAACTATACCGAAATATTTCGGAGCATGGAACAATGTCGCTGAAATCGGCGAACAAGTAAGAAATTTGTATGAAGAGTATAGAGCCTTAGAACCTAAGCCTAAGAAGAATGACGAGGGCAAAGAGGAAAAGGAATCTACACCTAAAGGTATGCAATATTCATATATTGATATTAACTCAATTGCATATAATGAAAGAACACTTAAAATGCTTGAGGCAGTTAAAGATGAATTTGCAGAGTATGCAGTTGATGAAAACGGCGAAACAATATACGATGCGGACGGCAAGCCTATCAAAGTAGGATATAAAAACATTTTCGATTTGGATTTATCTGATTTAAGGCTACTCTATGACACAATGACGGCCCTTGAAGCCTCTTTATCACAAGCTACAGAAATCATCGTTAACGGTCAAAGAGAATCTATCGCAAGCGCAGCGGCAAAAGCACTTGATGAAGTCTCAAATGTAAATTACAACAAGGGTGTAAATATCAATGTGTTAAGCAAAAACACTGTTGGTAATAAAATCAATGCCGCATTATCGGATATGAAAGAGTTAAGCAATAGATTTGTTGCAACAAGCCTTGACCCGGTAAGATACGGCAGATTTCTGAGTGGATATAATGATGATAGCATTGTTGCAAAACTCTTCAGGGATCTGCATGACGGTGATGTTAAACGAGAAAAAATAATGCAGAAAGCCTATACCAAGGTTCAAAGTGTTGCGTATCAGTACTCTGAAAAAGATTTAGCAAAAATACAAAAGGGTGATGTTAAGGAATTTGATTTCAGAGATACCAAAACAGGCGAAAGGGTTAAGGTCAGTCAGGGCATTATAATGTCAATCTATCTTACAGATCAACAATCATCAGGCAGACAACATTTGCTTGCCGATAGACTTAATCATTATACCGTGCTCCCAGATTTAGATAGTGCTAACAGTCGCAGACATAGCAAGCAAGAAAAAGCAAAATCAGAAAATCATCACAAAGTAAGATTTACTTTTGAAGATTTACAACACATCAAGAGATATGTTGAGAGCAATAAAATGCTCAGAGAAATTTCAGAAGCAATTAGCGAAGTCCTTAATAACGAACTTCAACAGGAAATCAACGAAGTAAGTATGTCAAAATATGGTATGCTGATTGCTACCGTAAGGAACTATTTCCCTATTTCCGTGTACAGTGACGGCGCTGCATATGAAAAGGACTTTTCTGCCGAGTTTAATGACCTTAGAATGAAAAGCAGAGGCTTTGTAAAACGCCGAGAAAGCTCGTCTGCTCCTATTGTTATTGACGATGTTTTCAGAGTCTTTAACAGGCATACAAACTCTGTTGCCGAATGGTGCGGATTGACGACTCCAATTGAGAACTTCAAGAAAGTGTATAACTGGATAAATACTAATAGTCTTAACGGAACGACTTTACACGAAGCTATAATGGATAAATACGGTAAGGCTGCAGAGCATTATATTGATAAACTCATGGGAGACCTGCAAAAATCAAAGGACACAATTGACAATAACTTGTTGACTCGCATGCAAGGCAACTATATGGGTGCAGCACTTCTGCTGAATCCCGGAGCAATGATAAAACAGTTTGCCGCATTTCCTACAGCCAATGCTTATTTTGGTACAAAAAATGTTGCAACAGCATCAGCCGGCGGAATGTGGAGAGTTGATTTCGAAAAATATGCCGAATACACTCCATATTTGTGGTACAGAGCAGAGGGTAACGGCACTGTGGTAGGTGAACTCAGCAAGAAAGCCGGTGTTGTAGGCGGACTCAAAGATAAGATTGACATTATGGGCAAGGTTGATAGATATGTTGTTGGTTGCCTGCTTAAAGCGGCAGAATTGCATGTTGAACAAACAACAAACCTTAAAAAAGGCAGCGATGCATTTTACAAGGAAGTTGTCAGACAATTTGAAAAATGTGTTGATGAAACTCAGCCTAACAATATGGTAACATCAAAGCCACAATTCATTAGAAACAATTACTTGAAAATTCTTTCGATGAATGCTTTTAGAAGTCAAACAATGGCAATCGGCAACACTATCATTGATTCGTACATGGAATACCGCACTAAAAGCAATGACTATAAATTGTCAAAATCTGCTGAAAATAAGAGTGCAAAAAAAGTGGCAATGAAAAAATTTGCAAAATCGCTTATAGGGGCGACAGAATCAGCTTTACTTATAGGCGGTTTAACCACTTTAGTTAATATGCTCCTGTGGCATAAGTGGGATGATGAAAGAGATGACAAGGGAAATGTGACAGCTGAAAACATTTTCAAAAGTATTCTTGATTACAGTATGGAATCATTTGCCGGTACTTTTACTTTCGGCGATACAGCATATAGTGCCATCGCCCATATGATTGACAACGATAGACCGTTTTATGGGCTGGACTCTATGAGCCTTGAAAATGTTAATAATTTCATTGAAAACATTTCAAAGGGCGATTATATCTTAGCAGCTACTTTGTTAGGTGATTGTTTCGGCTTGCCGGCAAGTAATATTAAGAGAATGGCTCTCAGCTTGACCTCATACTTTACAGACCTTACCAAAGGCAGAGGTGAGATTATATCCGATAATAAAGGAAATATTAACACAACTGTGCTTGTGCCGTTGATGATTAACGCTACAATTGACGGAGATACCGACAAAGCTCAATATTACGAGCAGCTTTATGTCAACACAATAATGGATACAAAGGGTAAAACCGAAAAAGAGGCTCGTGATATGCTTGAGCAGAAAGTCATAAAAGCATTATCAAAGAATAATGATGACATCGAAAAGGCGGCAGTAGCAAGAGCTAACGGTGACCTTAACACTTACGAAAGCCTCATTAACAAGGTCTCTTCCTATGGATTTGGCAAGAATGATGTTATTAAGGCCTCTAGCAAGGTTATAAGTAATATTATTGCTAATATGAAAAAAGAGGGCATAACAGACGAAGATGCCGCAAAGTCTGACCTTGTGGACAACCAAGGCTTTACGGAGCAGGGGGCAGAGTATGTGTGGAAAAAGATGTCATCATCGACAGATGATGAAAAATCAGAAGGAAGTATTTTTGACTCTACCGGTAACGATGACACTCTAATGTATAAGTACACTGACGCTTTTGAATATTTGAAGAACGGCGATACTGTGAACTATGAAAAGGTTGAAAAATACCTTATGGAGCATAAAGGTAAAACCAAAAATCAAATGAAAAAGCTGATGCAGAATGCAAGCCGAACTGATCCGATGTTTGAGCAGTACATTTCAGCAAGCAAAAACAACGATGCCGATACAACACACACATTGTACAGGCAGTTACTGAATGTCTACGGTTCTGAAAGCAGATTTAAATCTGCTCTCAGAAAATATCAGGATAAAATCAAAAAGCGACAAAGCAAATAAACAAATTGAGGGCAGCGGAAACGCTGTCCTTTTTGTGTGGGTTTTAACTTTTTTGAGTCGGCAGAAAACTATATAATGTAAGTAATGATAGGGGGCGGCATTATGAATACGCTAAAATTTGAAGTATATAAAAATACCCTTAAACGCAGGGACGGATTCAATCCCGTTCTCGGCGAGAAAAAATATTCAAAAGTCAAATGCTATTTTACTGATAATGACTGGGATAACTGCTCGCTTGTGACTGCCAACTTTATGACTGACAAAGACAATGTTGTAAAAAACACGGTAAGTTTGACAGAGGATAAAACAGCGGTGTTTGATATACCGGCTAACCTTGACGGCAACAAAATATATTTCAGCATTACCGGAAGTTGTACATCTGATGACGAAAATACAACAACACTCAATACAAATATTATCGGCATTGACAGACAAAAAGGTATGCTCCCAAGTGCGACAACCAATATGAACTTATATGAAAAAATAATCGGACTTGTGAACAGCGTTGTATCAAGTTTGAAAAGCACAGTCAGTCAGCTGGCGGAACGACTGCAGTCGGCTGAAACAGCTCTTGCAGGAAAAGCCAACACAACCGATGTAAATGCCGCACTTGCTGAAAAGCTCAACTCAGTGGACATTCTCAATATTGAACCAAGTGTTAATATTGTTTCACTTTCAAATAGTACACAAACCGCAGGCGGTGTAACTGCTGAAGTAAGCAATAATAAAATCATTGTCAGCGGCACATCAACTGCGACGAAATCAATTTATCTTCCGCTCAAAAAGGCAGTAACTCTGACAGCAGGATTACCGTATTGTCTTTCATTGCAGAATTTTTCTACAACTAACACAGGCATTGTGGTTTATCCATGCAACGGTACAACAGTTTTAGATTCGTGGCTATTGTCAGAAGCAAGTGCACTAAATAAATTAGTTGCAGTATATACACCTACAGAAACTGCAACGGTTGATAACATCAGACTGCACATTGCTACAGGAAGGACAGTTGATAATTCATTTAACATTCAGATTGAACAGAACAATAAAAGCACTGTGTGGTCTGACCCTGATAATTTTGCGAGTGCGACAATTAAGGATGAATATTACGGTGAATATGTCATAAATAAAGCAGACAAGGCAGGAACTCTTACGGGCTACGGCATTACAGACGGTGTGTCAACTGAAATTTTTGATTATTCAGCAACTCGGAATTTAGCTGATATCGCAGACACTTCTGTAGCTAAGCTCGGAATAAATGTTAGATCCTTTGATAATCTAATAACTCTTTCGGGCACAAGCAATGCAACAGGATATATTTATCTGCCGCTTAAAAATCCGATAAGCCTTAATGCAGGTACAAGATACACACTGTCATTGCAGAATTTTTTAACGAAAAACGCAGGTTGTGTTATTTATCCATGCAATGGCGAAACTGTAATAAATTCGGGCTGGTTGCTATCTGAGGCAGCAGGATTAAAGGGCAATGTGAGCACATTCTCTGCAACCGAAAATGCCGAGGTTAATTCAATACGCATACACTGTGCAGCAGGAAACACTGTTGACAACAGCTTTAATATTCAGATTGAGGAAGGTTCAGTTTCGACATCATATGTAAAGCCGTTTGAAACAAAAATCAAACCGAAATATATTGACACAGTCGGTGATTATAAGATGAATTATCTGTATGTGTCGAATGATTATGATGGAAATACAGACGGATTTGGCAAAAAATATTTCAAAACAATTCTTGATGCCAACAACAGCATTAAGGATAACAGCCGTAATAACCGATATACAATTATTGTTGCACACGGAACATATACGGATTTGCAGGAAAAGTATGCAGGGGTGTCAGATGTCGGTTTAGTCGGTTATAGGGGAATTATGACAAAGGATTATGTTTATTATGAATCCGAAAACATCTATAATCCTGCGGCGACGGTAATTAAGTGGGATGGTGCGACAGGATTTGATAAATCAACCCTAAAATCAGAAGATATTATCAAGAAATGCCCATTTCATCTTGATTTGAATGTACATACCCATATCAAGGGATTTACATTTGACTGTAAAAACATCAGATATGGTATACATCTTGAGAGCGGCGGCACAGGCTATGCAACTGATTGGACAATTTCAAATTGTATATTCATATGGGGCGGCAGAGCCGACTGTACTGATTATATCAATAAAACAACCGTGCCTGTTTTCGGCTGCGGTCATAGTTTCGGCGAAACAGGTTTAATAGAAAACTGCAAAATCATACCTACGCATTGCACTATTGGTTATCAAAGTCACGATAATGCCGATAACAGCGATTTTGGCTTACCTATTAAAGTTGGCGCAAAAATCACCTTCAAAGATTGTGATTTCGGAGGTACAGAAATACAGGCACGCACGCTTAAAGGAGCATATGCTGACACGCCTAATGTACTAACAATTGACAATTGTATCAATATATCTGCTATCAATAAGATGTATGCTGCACCAGCCGACCATTGCGACTGGGATATAAAAGGAGTAAGTTAAAATGTGGGATTGGATCATACAATATTGGGCGCAGGCCCTTTTCGGTATTATACTCGGCGCTATCGTTGCAATAATAAAAACCGAGTGGAGCAAAATCAGGGCAATCGGCAAAGGCACACAGTCATTGCTCAGGGCGGAGCTTATCCGCTCGGGCGAAAAATATATTGAAAGAGGTTGGATCGAGGTTTATGCAAAGGATGCATATGACAAGTGTTACCAGTCATATCATCATCTCGGGCAGAACGGCACAATGGACGATATGCACGAAAAGGTCATGAACTTACAGACTAGCCCAATTATAAGAAAGGATGAAAATAATGAACAAGCAGAAAATTAAGAAATGGGCGGTTGCGGCACTCATTAGAGCCGCAAAGACAATGGCACAGACTGCAGCGGCAACACTCTCAGTTGCGGTAGTAATGAGCGATGTAAACTGGGTTGCGGTTGCAAGTTCAACACTTCTTGCCGGCATTCTCTCAATGCTGACAAGTGTCGGTGGATTACCGGAAGTTAAAGAAAGCGAGGAATAGTTATGAAAAATACCGTTACAAAACGACAGATTGACGAATTGCTCGAAAAATCAGAAATTAAGGTTGAAACAGTTTACGACAAAGTAACAATCGTAAATTGTAAACTGCCAAACGGATTTGTTATAACTGAATCAAGCGGAGCAGTCGACAAAGCAAACTATGATGAAAAAATCGGTACAGAAATCTGTATGGAAAGAATTGAAAACAAATTGTGGGAACTCGAAGGATATGTCCTTGCAAAACAGCTTTATGAAAGAGGGAAACAGTAATGAAAACTTATATCGGAGTAAAAAAAATTGAAGCCGAGCCGATGACAAGAGGCGATTATAATACATACAGAGGCTGGCAGATACCTACGGACGAAAATCCGGCTGATGAAGGTTATCATGTTAAGCACGCTGACGGTCACGAGTCGTGGTCGCCCAAAGAAGATTTTGAAAACACATTTCTTGAAAAGGGAAAGGACCTTCTGAACGATACGGCGTTACTTATGAGTAGTGAGGATTACAAGGAAAGATTTATAGCTGAATATCAGCAATTGGTAATCCGTTATAAAAGGTTGAAGAAAATGCTTGATGCTTGGGATAAAGGAGAACTGAAATTTGCTCCGACTTGTCCACGCAGCGCATATAATATGCAGATTAAAGCAATGGCAGATTATATTGCTGTACTTGAATCAAGAGCATTTATTGAAGGTATAGAATTATTTGCAGAACAGAAAGCGAGTGATTAAAAATGAAAGTTACTGCTGTTGATGTAAGTTTCTGTCAGACGAATGTTGATTACAACAAAGTCAAGGCTGACGGTATAGACACGGTTATTATTCGTGCCGGCTTTGGCCGTGAAACTTACCAAAAAGATGCACAGTTTGAAGAGCATTATAGGAAAGCAAAAGCCGCAGGACTGAAAGTCGGTGTATATTGGTTTTCGTATGCGTACAGCGTTGCCGAGGCGAAGAAGGAAGCAAGTGCTTGCCTTTATTGCTTAAACGGCCGAAAACTTGATTTACCCGTGTTTTATGACCTTGAGCTTGGCTCTCAGACCAAACTCGGCAAAGATACCTTAACAGCAATGGCGGTGGCATTTTGTGAGTGTGTTAAAGTTCACGGCTATTCAGCTGGTGTTTATGCAAGTGCAAGCTGGTTTACAAATTATCTCAACTACGAGAAACTTAAAAAGCAATATGCAATTTGGCTTGCTCAATGGAAAACAGGCTCTCCGTGCCGTACTTGTGACATCTGGCAGAACTCCGACAGCGGTAAGGTTAATGGTATCAACGGTAGTGTGGACACAGACATTGTATTTAATGCCAACTATAAGGGCAGTTCAGCAACAACGATTACAACGCCGAAATACTCCGGAATTAAAGCTGTGCAGGCTTGGGTAGGCACAACGGTTGACGGTATCTATGGTCCTGACACAAAGAAAAAATTGATAATGAAGCTCCAAGAAGAGCTCAATCGCCAGTTCGGCATGAACCTTGTTGTTGACGGTATTTACGGAGTAGGAACACATAATGCTATTGTTGTACTCTCATACGGTTGTAGGGGTAATCTTACCAAAGTTTTGCAGGGCTTGCTCATCTGTAAAGGGTATGACACAAACGGCTTTGACGGTATTTACGGTGTTGGTACAAATTCCGCAGTTAAATCATATCAGCGGACTCACTGTTTGAATGATGACGGTATCGCAGGCGGCAACACTTTCAGAAGTTTGTGTGCTTAATCCAACACAAAATCCAACACGAAAAATCAAAAAGTCAGTATTTATCGGAATAATAAAGCGGAGATAACGGGTTCGAATCCCTCCGTCTCCGCCATAAAAAACACCGTAGTTCTGTTAGAATTACGGTGTTTTTTTGCTCAATATCAATAGTCGGGGGTAATCTAAAAAATTCGAGTATATGATATTTATAAGTGGCTAATTATTTTCACGCCCTGTATTTATTGATAAGTATAATCTAAAAATCCTGTTATGATTGCAGTACCACTTCTACCGTGTATACGAATAAGCTAAAAGCCGCTAATAACCTTGACGAAATTATTATTTTCTCAACGAATTATATAAACGAAGCTTTAAATCATCCAAGAAAGGATAATATCAAACAATTTGCCAGAGGTAACGTGCTTATGGAAATTGGGAATAATCAATATAGTGCTGAGGTTATAATAGGTTTTACCGGCGGAAACAACATGTTGTTGTACGATCTTATTAACCTAAAATCAACTTCATTCACAATAAAAAAGGCAGACGCAAGTACCGCCCAACAAAAAAACAAATTCTGAGGACAGTAGATTAAATGCGTCTGCCACCAACATTATATCTCCAAAAAGCAAGAATGTCAACGAAAGATTTTCAAAAGCGGCAAGCACCGCAAGAAAAAATATTACGGAGCAGGCAGAAGTTCAGAACGATGAGAAAATAAAATATGGTTTTGCCGGTGAATATGCTAAAAATGCAGACTTATCATTACTTGACAGAGCCAAACTCATGGACGAAAATGGGGACTCAAGCTAAGATATCAGAAAAACGACTGGTTGGTTTAAAGGATATGACGGTAAATGGCGTTTTGAGATTGATGACAGTATGATAGACAAAAGTAAAAGCCAAAGTTTATATCGGCAGATGGGGCTACAATTGCCCCATGGCTTTTATAAACTTGGCTTTGATAGGATTATACACCGTAGCAACAACATTGTCAACAATTCTAATACAAATTCAACTTCCATATCAAATATCAGTTCTTATGTAATTCACGATACGCTGAAATATTCAATGGACGAAGAATACGATGATTGTCTTGTGAACGATGACGGCAAAAATAACATTAACGATTTAATCAAAGAAGCTGTTGCTTTAAAAACAACAGGGAAAACAGGATTTTTTTATTTAGACAAAAAAGAACCCAGAATATTTTTAAGAAGTCAGGGTACCAATTACCCAGCCGACTTAAAAATTCGGGTTCCAATATCATTGTACGCACTATTGATGATAGTGTCAATAAAAAATCAATAATATTACTCAAAGCAAACAATTTATCAGATGGTTCGGTGATTGGCAAAATAGCCCTGCAAAAGCAAGTAAAGTGGTAGACAGCAACAGCTAATCTGAATAAATGTTGTAGTCGGCATCTCAAAAGATTATCGAACACCGTCTGAGTTGCTTCTAAATTTTCGGTCTGCGTGAATAACACATTTATCGCAAGCTTTTTCTTTGTAACAACAAGTTATTTTATGCATAAAATATCATTGAATAAAATAACGGTTGGTGAAAAAAGGTGGCATTGAGTACAAGAGAATTGCTTGCAAGGCTTTTAAAATGTGAGGCAGGTGGGGAAGGTGAAAACGGAATGCGTGCCGTTGCGTCGGTAATTGTAAACCGAACCCGTGTTCCAAACGGGGAATTTGCAAGAGTCAGCAAGGGCGGAGATTTCCGTGCCATAATGGAACAACCAAATCAATTTACCTGTCTTAAAACAACTGTCGGAGGACAATATAATCCTCAGAATGTTTACAATATACGCCCTGACGAAATTCACTATAACATTGCCGATTGGGCATTGGCGGGCAATACCGATTCATCTGTCGGAAATTCAATTTTCTATTTTAATCCATTTTCAGATACCTGCCCAACATTTTTTCCGTCAAACAACGGAGTAATTTACAACAGGGTAGGGGATCATTGCTTTTATTCGCCTACCGAGGCTTATTCCAAAACATAAAGGAGCATAGCTTAATGGGTAATTCTTCAAATATGGCAGTTAATACAACTCCTACGGCAAATCAGATTAATCCCGAACATCATTACGGACTTGACAAAAACAAAGCCTGCCTCAACAATTCATGTCCGTCAAACACAGCGGATATCGGATGTTATATTCCTGCGATTGACGAAATTATGCGACATAATCCGGGTGCACCGTCTGTTGCACACCCCGATAAGACAGAAAAAGTTCAAAAATCAAATGACAATCCCTCGCTTGAACAGGCAGAAATAGCATATGAAGAGGGCGGAAGTACATCAGAAGAACAACCTGAAAATATAAATAAATACAGCGGAAGTCTTCAAAATATACCGTTCATTAAGGACTTAAAAAAAATAGATGCATCTATACCTGTTTTGCCTGCAACCCCTGCTACAACGGCGAGCCCCGGTGCCACCGTTGCAACGCCGATAAGGCAGAATATTGGAATGTCGATGAGTGATTATCAATATCCGTTTCCTGTAACAGCCGAAAATCTGAGATATCACAACGGTTTTATGCGAACACAAATCGGAAGAAGAATCACCGTTGATTTTCTCATGGGAGCAAACACAATTGTTCAGAAAACAGGCTATCTTTTAGGTGTTGCTCAGGATTATATCCTTATAAATGAGATTGACACCAACGACATCACAACCTGTGATTACTACAATATAAAATTTATAAGGTATTATTACTAA